AGCTTCGATACATTTATCATAATCTCCTTCTCCGGAGTACATAACTAAAAATAAAACTTTTATTGACTTGTTGTTTTCCATAATAAAATTTTCCATATAATTTAAAATTTACGCATAGTACGTATCATGATCTAGAAATTTATTTCCTAGTCGTTGATAAGTAAATAATCGTACTTGTTTGTCATAACCATCTTGTGACCAATAGTGAGATTTACCTTCATGAAATTCTACACTAATAAATTTAATTCTATCCATGATGTCTGATTCGATAATATGAGGTAAGATGTTATATTCTTCACATTCTATATCCATATCAATACATACATAGTCCTCTGCAGAGGTATTTTCCGTAATCCACTGTACAATATCAATAATCTGTACAGTTTCTGTAAAATGTAGACGTCCAGCATGCTTATGTTGATCAATTGTACTGCTACAAAAACCAAAACTACCTTTTACATATAAAGTACCTTCCTTATTCTCCGTACTAACCGCGCAATTGTGGTAGATAACTCTTTTATCATTTAATGCTAAAGCTTTTAGAGCAGAGGCATGTTCTGTTTGTGGTTCAAATAAATGTATTTCATCCCAATTAATATTTTCTCCATAAACATTGTCATTGGTAAGCTTATCTAATTGACCGACAATACTGCCATCATGTGCCCCAAAAAATAAAAATATGTATTTCATGTATTTCTTTATTTAATAAAATTTATATGCGTCTTAATTGCCTCTGGCTGATCGATATTAATATACGAAGCCATCCTAGTTATATTATCACGTGATGGCCTTAACAAAACATCTTCTTGTATATTATACATTGTATTATGTTTTATTTTAGATAGCCCTTGTTCAAATGCATCCCAATATCCAGCACTACGAACAATCTGATCATATCTTAATTCTTTATTCTTATCAAATCTAAACCAATTGTAATGATATGTAATTAAATCACTTTCGTACAACATGTTATATTGTTGCGATTCAAATTGGCTTACCACTTGTTTATAGAAATCGATATCACCGAACCGTAATGCAATCTTTCTACGCTTTACATGTCCAATAAATGGATTATTGCAGTATTCAATATAGTTTTGAGTTTCTAGAAAATCTAACCATATGCTAGTAAATCCTTGATTGGGTTCTATTTGTTCTAGTAACGAGGAAATTCCCTCGCCCATAGATTCTAAATGAAATATATCCGGCTCATACGGAAAAATATAATCACCGTAATTGACTTCTACACCTAACTCACTCCAATTGGAAACTGCATATGTATACGCATCAGATGCTTTCATCCCCTCTGGAAATTTCATTTCATTATGAATCCATTGTATATGCGGATAATCTTTTTGAGCTTGTTTAATCAATTCCTGAGTCTCTAATGTGTCCCAAGCTAGATTAGTATCTTCATAACAATATTTTTTTCTAAATTCGTAATCAATTAGTGTACGACTTTCCGGCCCCGTCGGGAATACACCTTCATTGTAAATTACAATATCTGGATTCAGTGTCGTTACTAAATTTGGTATCTGGCATTTAATTAAATGTGATTCGCCAAAATTTGGAATAATTACAATACGCTTAGACATATCAACCTTTTTTAATTACGCCTATACCTGCCCAATCAGCATTAACATTGAATTCAGTCTTTTCACCTACCAACTCATTCCATAATTTACCTACATATACATCTCGGTCTCTATGGCGTTGAGTGTCATTGATATCATGAAATCCAATATATCCATTTTCACTAACCAATGATGAATAGGTTTCATAATCTTCTTTTACACCTTCATATGTATGATCGCCGTCAATGAATAGAAAATCAATTGTCTTACCATCTAAAGCTTTAACTAGCAAATCATATGTAGCTGACTCATGCGAGTTACCTTCGATAAAAATACATGAATCATTATATAACTCTTTGAATCTAGCATTACGTACATCCGTATCCAATCTAGATACTCCGCCATGTATACCTTCAACTAAGTCAACACTTATTTTAATTCCTGGAGCTATTTCATTCCATATCATAAAGGTACCGCCAAACTTTGTTCCTATTTCAACTACAACCTTAGGCTGTAACTCGTAAACAAACTTAGCTAATTGTACAATCTCATCACGTTCTTGTGGCATATATAAACCAAAGGCTTTATCTACTACTTCTTCTATATTCATTTTTTACTCCAAAAATTATAAATTCCTTTTTCTATTTCATACTCAGGCCATATGAATCTGTCACGTTTAGGTTGTTCCTGTGCCCATTCCCACATCTTAGATAATCCTTGTTTAAGATCCGTACGATGTTCAAATCCTAATATATCAATTGACTTTTGATATGTAGGAACTGCAGTATGTACCTCATGACGTTTTTCTAAGTAAACTGTATCAACTCCACCCAATACATCTGATAAAATCTCAGCTGCTTCATTAATACTATACTCATTAATACCACCTAAGTTAATAATCTGTTTAGATGCTTTCGGTTCAATACATGCATTATATAACGGCTCTAATGAATCATCTATATATGAAAATGCACGCTTCTGTGTACCATCACCGTATATTGTAATTGGCTGTCCATGCATATGATAGTACATCCAAATGCCTAATACATTTCGATACTTATCCCATATATTTTGTTTAGCCCCATATACGTTATGTGGACGTATAATACACCAATCTAGTCCATGCTGTTCACCTGCAATCTGAATATCCATCTCACAGCCGTACTTGGCAACGCCGTATGGATCGATTGGTTTAGGTACTTGCAGTTCATTAAATACGCCGCCATCGCCATAACCATATACTGCCAATGTAGATGTAAATACCAATCGTGTAACTTCATGTTTAATACATTCATTAACTATATTAGCAGTTGCAACTAAGTTGTTTTGGTAATTATATCGTCTAATAAATGGAGATAATCCTTCAGCAGCATATGCGGCTAAATGAAATACATAATCAGGTTTATGCAATTCGAATATATAACCTAACTTTGTTGGCTCCAGTGTTAAATCCATATTAATAAATGTAACAGCCGGATTAACATTTTCAACATATCCTCCAGATAAATTGTCAATTCCAATTACATTATATTCTGGGCGGTTGCTAATAATCCAATCAGCTAATCTACTTCCCAGCAGACCAGCTACACCCGTAATCAATATTGTTTTCTGTGAGTTCATTTCTTAAATGCTGTTTTAAGTAGACTATCAATTTTGTTTTTATTCCTAGCACGGCCTTCGTTCGCTTTACGTAATCGTTTTTCATTAACGATCATACGATCTACATTAGGAATATCTTTTGTAGTTTCTTCTAATCTAGCCCTATCAGCTTCGCCGATATTAATATCGTTCTGTATTAATTCTTCTAGTTCTTCGATAATCGATCCTTCATTAAAGGTACGATATTCCTCGATATATTCATATGATTCATTAGTAACAGCTTCACGAATTAACTCGGATATCTTTGTTTTGATTTCAGAGATTACTATTAATTGATGATTAGCTTTCTCTGTTAAACCATCTTTCTTAAAGAAATATAATTTAATATTTTCTGTAATAAGTCTGTCTAAGTACGCACTTAAAGTGTCAATGTTAGTTATTCTCATAGTATTTTTCATTATGTTAATATATAAACTATTTTCAATTTATCCTAATAAACTTAAGATAATAATCCATGTTCCTTGAATATATCATGCAACTCAACGTCAATTAAATTTTGATCATAAAATTTACTATAGTTACTTATATCATTAGGCTTAAATGCTCCTACACATAAAGGCAGTTCGGCTGACTTATATCTATGTTCAAATTGGGTACATCCCACATTATATCGATTATTCAATAAACTAAATCTATGTTGTATTTCAGGGAATTGATGATAGATAAAATTAAAGATATTTTCATCGCCGACTTGCAATAGATCTGGGTGACTATCGTTCATCTTCATAAAATCGACAATTAACTCCCATATATCGATACTTGAAGGCTTAACAAATACAGAACCAGTATTCCATTGCGAATTATCTATATATTTACATACGCCGATATCACCAGTGAAGTCTGGAAACTCAAATGCATTTAACTGCCAATCATCAAAGTCGTGAAACCAAAACGGCTCTGTAATTAATTCGTGACGTAATATTTCAGCAATGCCGTATTGTTTATTAAAGTATTTATTATACTGGCATATATCGTCTAGATGTAAAATTGTAACGCCCTTGTATGAAAAATCTAAATTTGTACATACTACTATATCAGTTACATTCCATCCACATCGTATACTATTATCAATTTGAGCTCTAAAGTATGCAAATAGCTCTTGCTCATTCCATGAATGCCCATATGTCTTTTCACGTATCCAATCTTGAAATATGACTACGTTTTTCATAGAGTATTATAGTATTCATTTTGCTTTTCTTGTCTGCTTATCGATTTCGGATGGTAGAGCGAATAATCTTCTTCCATTGGTAAATGTGCATACTGCTTGAATCCTTCTAACACTTCATGGACTTTGTTCTTCCATTTGATATTAGGTACGTTCTTATATATACGCCATTGATAGTCAGGCCAATTTACCCAACCCTCACTATTAACATTCCACCCCCACTTTTGAATATGTGAATCTGTCAATCCTTCAACCGTATTAACTCTAGGTACTAAATAAACTTCTACATCCGGGTTTTGTTCTAACAAGAGCGGTAGTGTTTCTATAATAGGTGTACATGGAATCTCATCCGCATCGATTTGAAAAATATAATCTCCAGTACAATATGATGTTAATTTATTTTTCCAATCAGCAAAATGTCCTTGAAACTCTCCTGGCCATACTACCATATGATCCATGTTATGCATTTCATAATGGCGCAGTGTCGATACTAACTCGTCACTAGCTTTTGTCGTATCCATTAGCACAACAATCTCATCTTGCTCTCGCTTATTAGAAAGAAGGAGATCGAGCAAGCGCCCAATCTCCGTTAATTCATTACAAACTGTTATCGCGTAACTTATCTTCATACAATGCATTTGTTAAGTTAAACAATGTATTCATAGCCATTTCAAAGTCTTGAGTATCATAACTTTGTGCTAATTCAATAGCAGCTCGTGACTGATAAAATTTTCCTTCTTTACCTGGTACTGGGTATTTTTCTTTATCCTCTTCAGTGATAGCTACTACCGGAGCAACTTCCCAATGTACATCTTCTGTAGATTCGCCGGCGATGTATAACATTCCTGCCGGTGTTTGCATAAATGCAGGATACCATACTAATCCACGTTCGTCATCTGTTTTCTTTAAATCACGCATCAATTGTGATACTGTAGCTTCATATCCTTCTTGGGTGGGACTACCTATCGCAAACATTGTATTTGATACATAGCCAGATTCCATACATATGTAACTAGTTGTATTAGATTTTTCATCTATTTCTACTATAACACATAAGTTGCCGGTTATCGGCGAAATCTCATCATAATCTGGTTTTAACTCTGTCATATTGTAACTTTATTTAATTTTGGTAACGTTAATTTTGGTAACGCTCCGTTGTTATTATTTTCCACTTTATTTAATTTTGGTAACTGTAATTGAGTAGCCCTTGGTACTGTATTCAATGCTTCATCTATTATAGATACAAACGCATCAGCCATTAATTCTAAATTAAAAGATTCACGAGCCACATATGCTTGTTTACGCGACTTTTCTAAATATTCTTTATAGTTATCTACACAATCACGTAAGATCGCGGCTGCATATCCATAATCTACAGTAAACCATTTAGTATCTTTTAATATAAACTGATCAGCCGCTGATGCATGTACTTGTGTCAATTGACCTGGTAACAATGTTGCATGTTTCAAGAAATCAACATGGCCTGACCAATTCGGAGCAATTACCGGCTTACCAGTTATTGAAAATTCTAATAACGGTCGGCCATATCCTTCACCATGTGTAAATGATACCATAGCCTTAACCTTAGGATGGTTATAAAGACTATTCATTTCGTTGTCTGTTAAATCACCGTGTACTAAATATATGTTAGGTATATTTTTACCATATGGAGCTATAATGGCTTGTATCTTTCTCGTTAATTCATCACGATCCATTATACTAAATGTAGCATGGCTAGTCTTTAATATTAATCCAGGTCTGTTATGAGCTGCCTTATTCTTAAATGCCTCACAAAAGGTTTTAATTAACATGGCAACATCTTTCCTATCAGCTCCAAAATCTCCCTTTAACCAATGCCCGACAAACAAGTAACAGAACGTATCTTTGATATCAGACAGTTCGTTTAACACAGTTTCATGTACATCTTTGGTTTGTTTATATACATTAGTATCTACGCCTTCAAATAGAACTTTAATAGGTTTTTGCAATTTAAGTTCGCCCGTTTTTTGATTTGTATTTTTATCTAAAATATCATATATAGGCTCAATAAATCCTTGTTTAGAATGTTCCGATGTTGTAATAGTCATATTCATTTTATTACATCCTTCGATCCAATTTGGCGGTACTGCATTTGTTTCTGTACCAGCTGTAATACCGATATTGTATTTACCGGGAGCTTCGAATTCATTCGGTACTGATATTTGTATAAAGATGTCAGGTTGTCTAGTAATAGGTTGAGTTGCAATCAATTGCATGATCGCTCTATGATCAGCATCATGTGGTTTAAGTGCATCCATTGGCGTTGCTCCCCATGGCAATGATATAAGTTGTATATCATACTTATTTGCTTTAATAAGACTTGTAACTAGATCTCTTGTATGATTACCGTACCCAGATCTGGTCGCTACAGGACCTTGTATAACTATAAATGGTTTCATAATACACCTGCCTTTTCAAATTTCTTAACTTGTTCAATTTTATACATTGTAAATCTTTTTCTAGGTTTCCATTTTTCTAAACATGTATTAATACATTCTATAAAACGACTTCCCATTTTACGAGCCGACATATTAGACTCATCACCCGATACCCATTTGCTTCCCGCCATACCATATGATTTTCTTGTATTAGAATCTAATTCATACCAATACTTAATGCCTTTGGCTACATCTCTAAAATCTACACGGTCATCAAAGATATATGGCGTCTGCGGAGATCCTTGTAATGATCTATTAGAAGGGAATATAGGGTATGCCCACTTACCACATTTTTTATACTTACCAGTATGATTACTCGGAAACTCAGTATTAAACTCAATCCATTCGCCATTTTCATCTTCAAATCGGCAATGATCCTGTAATCCACCCGTAACATTATTAATAATAGGTGTTCCTGCCATTAATGATTCAGCCCCAGATAATCCAAATCCTTCATTCGATGCAATGTTAACTGTCACATCTGCTAGATTATAAAAGAAATTCATCATTTTAGTATCTACCGGCTTATCACTAAACATTACTTTGTAATCAGGACAAAGTGCATTTTTAACTGCAACCAGATCAGTTCCATTTTCGTCTACTGGCTGTGTATGCATAAATAATACACATTTATTAGCTTCTTCTTTTGTAAGACTATCACAAAATTCTTTATATGCTAAAATTAAATCACCCGGCTGTTTACGACGTATATTTCTATTATTCCAGAATACTACAAAGTCAACATCATGTGCATGTTTGAATTCATCTTTAAATTTATTGAATTCAGAATATTGTGGATGAGAAGCTGTAATAGGAAAGATATGATTTTCATTAATTCCATGCGATACCCATTGTACGGCCCATTCTTCTTTAGGAAATTTCTCAAGTACATTTACTACAATGTTTTGTGTCTGGCGTGAAATATTCATTAATAGATCACATGATTCATAAAATGACTCATTCCAATGAGGGTATGGCAAATCATCCCAAATATTATAGTACATGATAGGAATATGCTGACGAATTGAATGTTCTATTTGATATAACCATCCCCAAAATCTAGGATCGGTAAAATGCAGAATAGCATCCGGACGTTCCGTTTCTATTAAGTAATTTAATACTCCAGAATCTCCATAACCATTATATGGATATAACTTAACAGATGCATCTACAACACCTGTCTCTTTTACAGTATCTGAACTTAAGTCAAATACTTTCCCTTTATCGGGATGATTGATTGCCGCTCCTAATTGTACCCAGTCAAATTCTTGCACCGTATTTAAAATAATCTCACGTGACATAGTAGCAATACCACTATGCATACGCATATCATCTGATAACAGTAGAATTTTCTTTTTCTTGGGTTTGTTAGGATCGATCTTTCGTAACGTTGGTAACTTAATTTCCATTCTTTTCCTTTGTAACCGTTCTTTTTATTTATTATAAATATGCTTTTAAGAAATTATAACCACTTTTTTCTTAAAACGTTTTGCAGATTTTATAGCACTTTCAGTGCCATCTGCAGCACTCCCATTTGGTATCATTGCTATCATTACATCACAGGTCTTAGCAATTAATAAATTTCTATGATGAAATTGACTTACATGATATGGTTTACCATAATAATCTTCTGACATTGCACTATATAAGTTTCTAGGTGTATGTGCCGGGTTAAATTCTTTATATTGAATGCCAAACTCTAATGCATACTTTCTAGCATATTTATCAGCGCCGTCTTTACATCCACCTGATATAATCATTAACTCATCACCGAACTTTCTTTTTAAGTCTGAGAGTAAGTCTTTTATCTTACGCACATTCTCATATGTACGACTTCCAATGATTGCTACTTTCATTCTTTAACTCGATTAGCCTTTGAACATAAACTGTCATCCTTAGCAAAGTCACAATACTTACAATTCTTGTTATTCTTTCCCGCTATAGCTATATATGTACGTTCCGTATTATAACTACCATCTTCATTGAAGCAAGATTTAATCCAATCTTCAATTTCACGCTTAATCTTATTCCTGGTAGGCTTACCACTAGCTGGCACAAATGATTGAATCCTCTTCTGAGGAAACATAGCTTCTTCAACTAACTTACGTTTAAGTATCAAGTATTCAACGTTAATCTTTTCAACATCATGACCATATTGCTGAGCATAATAATCTTTATAGATCACTAACTGCGCTGTCTTAGTTTTATCTGCTTTCTGATACTTATTCCATCCGGATGTGCTCGTCTTAAAGTCTAAGATGATAATCTCATCCGTACGCTTATCTCGCAATACAACGTCCAGATATGATATCATTAGAATATTATCACGGCCATCTAATGCCGGATGGCATATCGGAATCTCAATACCAACTAACTCTTGATTCTTATTTGAAAAGTAATTTGATCTATTACGTTTCATGTAATTAATAATTGCAATACCGTCTCTATAAAATTCAGACATTTGTTCTTTGGTAGAAAAATGTTCTTCTGTTTGGGCAACTGCTTCTTTATATAAAGTAGCCATTCTTTCACGTAACATGGCTTCTAAATCCATTTCATCCGCGGCTTTCGCAGATTGATTGAAGATTGCCGTAACATAGTTTTGTAATGTTTCGTGCATTGCCGTTCCAAACAATGTATGAATACTTTGAGAAAACTTACGTAAATTTTGAATATATGCTAACTCCCAATGCTTAGGGCAATTAGAATACATTGTGAATTGTGAATAAGATATTTTACGATCACCTTCCTTAGGCTCTCGCTTACTAAACTCTATAAACTTTTGCATATCTTTAAATATAATATCATTTATTCAAATATACAAATTTATTTTTGGATTTGTTTAATCCTTCTGTCTAGATACCATACAGCCTTTTTAAGGTCTTCCAATTCCTTGCTAGGATCTTTTTTACCTGCACGAGATATATACTTGACAACGTTACCTAAACAAAAGTCTAGGCCCCATGCCTCAATGACTTTAATAGCTTCATAAGTATTATCTTCTCCGCCATAATGGCTTGGATGGTTTACTGATTCTTTCATTTCAATAACTTTTTAATCTCGCCATCTGTCTTACCGTATAGTTTAAGTACAAATTCTAATTCCTTACCATTATCTAATTCAAACCAGATATTGATATACTCTTCGGCATCTTTTTCTGATACTTGAAAATGCTCAGCTATAAATGCTACTAGTTCATTTTCATACTTATCAGACTTCTTACCTTTAATATACTTAGCAAATATCTTTTTTTTCGGAAGTATGTCTAAATATAATTGATAAACATGTTTACGATCTAATGGCCCAATTGTATACTGTTGAAACATATCAACGAACTCTATTAGATCATAACTCATGCTTAACCATCTGTTGATAATATAAGGAGAAAAAGACTTCTGATCTGCTTCTGAAAGCTTTTCCCAGGCAGTCTTCTTCTCCGTTATGTTTGATAAATGGTCAAATATTGTTGCTACCTTAGTACTCATTTAGGCATAAATTCTTCGTTCACATGACCGCAATCATCACAACGAAATGTTGGTACTGGAATGATTTGTTCTTTACCGGTAGGTGATATTAAAGCAGGTACACGTTTAAATGCATTTACTTCTTTAAAAAACCTACCACCGCAGTGCTCACAAACAATATCCGTTAAGTCTTCTACCCTTAATCTAGGACCTTGTGTAGGTTCCATGTTTTCTTTCTTTGCCATATTATTCTTAATATATAGATTATAAATCGTAATTAGTATTTTTATCCGACTTTGTTTCTGGTATTTCAATCAATGCACATTCTGTCATTAAGATCATAGATGCTACTGAAGCAGCATTCTGTAATGCAACACGTGCTACTTTCTTAGGATCGATGATTCCAGACTTATATAAATCTTCATACTGTTCTGTATGAGCATTATATCCATACGCAATGTTTTCATTTTGCTTGATATCTCTAATCACAACCGATCCATCAGCTCCTGCATTAGCACATATCTGACGAAGTGGCTCTTCAATAGCACGTAATACAATATTAATACCGATTAGTTCATCTTCATTAGTACTCACAAAAGCACTACGTTCTGCTGCTCTAATTAAAGCAATACCACCGCCTGGTACAATTCCTTCAGCAATGGCAGCTCTAGTAGCACTCAATGCATCATCTACACGGTCTTTCTTCTCTTTCATTTCAATCTCAGAAGCAGCTCCAATAGATAGGATTGCAACACCGCCTACTAATTTTGCTAAACGTTCTTGTAACTTTTCACGCTCATAATCAGATGTTGCCGTTTCAATCTGTCCTTTAAGACTTTCAATTCGTGCATTTATTTCTTCTGATGCTCCG